TATTCTGGGAAAGCACGGCTGATTTGAACGATGGAGCTTCAATCGACGTTCGAGGCCGGAATGGTGAATCAGGCTCTTTCGACCTGAATCTTCAAAGAATGTATCTTTGTGTAATAAAGGAACACTAATCATGCTAGTACCTGATGTTGATACCTACGTTGAAGTTGTAGAGGCCGACGCTTATTTTGATAAGCTTTACGGGTATGACAAATGGACAGACCTGGATGAAACGACTAAAGAACAGCTTTTACGTTCTGCTGTTCAAAGACTTGATCTTCTTTGTTCCTGGTTTGGTGATTTGTGCGCTACTGACCAGCCTCTTGCTTTTCCGCGTACTCCTGACTGTACTACTCCGCAGGGTGTCAAAGATGCTCAATGCGAAATTGCATATCTGTTTCTTGATACGCAAACAACTAAGCCGACGGAAGAAAACCCGCTCAAAAAGATGAAGGCCGGAGGCGTTGAAATGGAATGGTTCGATCGGCTACCGGCAATCAATCCTCTTGAGTCTGGAATTGTTGTTGACCTTCTGAGGCCTTTCGGGCTGTGTCCAGGGGCAGGAGCAACAAAAATGGTTCCCATTTTTAGAGCATAATCATGGCAGATCCAGCAGCTTTAATGCAACAGCAGTTGCAAAAGAATTTTCCAAAGTTCGGCAATATCAGAAAGCCTTGTATCTATCAAGAGATTGATTCAGCCTATTATGATGCCGGTTCCGGCTCAGTAATCAAAAACATTGTTTCTGAACACCCGCTGATGGCCATTTTTGATGAAGCGTCCACTGGTGCCGTAAGCAATATAAACGTTGATGAAGACACATCTCGGGTGCGAGAATTAAAGGTTGCAATCTTCCCGGCACTTGACCTGCCAATCACGCCGAAAAACCACGATAGAATCGTTATGGAAAATTCTTCTGTCTGGTCTGTTTGCGGAAATATCGGCGACCCGGCAGACGCGCATTATGAATTGGTGATACGACCATGGGAAGCAGAGTAAGTACCGGGCCTGAATTAAAAAAGGCTCTTGATGATTTAGGGAAAGAACTTGTTGTTGATCTTGATAAAGTTCTCGGGAAACTTTCCCTTGATGGTTACCGGGAAGTGATAAGAAGAACCCCGGTTCGGACAGGTTTTCTCAAATCAAGATGGGCATTGACAACCGGGCAAGTTCCAAACTCAACAATCAAGAACCCGGGTGGATCGTATAGCGAACAACAACCGAATGTAAAAATAAAATGGGGTGATGTTGTAGGATTGTATAATAATGCAGAATATGCAGAGTTTATTGAAAATGGTACACCTGAAATGAGGGCACAGCCTATGATTCAGCCTACTTTTCAATATTTGCTAGGATTATCTACTCGTTTGTTAGATGCTTTGAGCAGGGAAAGAAAAACATGATTGAAGAAGCAGAAAAAGCAATTGAGATAATCATTCAATCTTCTTGGAACGATACCCCTGTCGATTGGGACAACGTAACCTTTGTTCCGACAAAGGGAAATTCATATATCAGGGTGCAAATTGAATGGATCGACGCTTTCGGTGCTGGTCCCGGCCGGACAAGAGAAACCGGCTATGTGATGGTTTCGTTTTTCGTTCCCGTATCTGATGGGACTAGGTTCCAGGCAAAATTAATCGGGAAGATGAGCAAGATTTTTTCTCAAGTTAGAGTATCCGGGATGCAATTTAAGCCTTCTCGGGTTCAAAGAGTTGGAGAAAACCGGGGATGGTTTCAGCGCAACTTGCTGATACCTTTTGAATACACATATTGTAAGGAGAATTGAAAATGAGTTCTGGAGCTAATAGTTTTATTGCTATTGTACCGGCTGACCCTCAAAACCCGGCTGAGATTCCAACCGGGGATGGAGAATACGTAAATTTCACAAGCGAAGATATGGGATCGGGCATTAGCTCAACGCAGTCAAACCATATTCGCCCTGACAGAATGACAACTGATGTTACTATCACCGGCATGGAAGTTTCCGGCGGGTTTTCTAATGAGTTGCATTTTGAACAGGATGCAGACGACAAAATTATTGCCGCTATGCTCTGGGCATCATGGCAGGGTATCATGGACACCGGAGCTGTTGAAATTTCGGCCGAGAATGCCGTTATTAATGCCTCTGCCGGTACAATAGATATGTCCGGGTGTACAACCATCCCGAACAACATTTATCACCCTGGATGCATGGTACGCATTAAGGGTGCCGGTGATGAGGCAAATAACGGTGTCCGGGCGTGGTTCTATGAATCTTCGAATGTATGGCGCGCTGAACCTCCCTTTGCTGCCGATGAAACCCTTGCAGCCGGAGCAACAGCAGATACCCAGTACGTGAAGAATGCAAGCGAGTATCACCCGTTTTTCATTGAGCGCGGCCATGTTGATGTTGACGAATATTTTCAGTTCATGGGAATGGCTGCAAACACTTGGACGATTGAGGTTCCCGATCAGGAATTATGCACCAATTCATATTCTTTTATTGGTTTGACTTCTAATGTTGTTCAGACACCGACCTTTAGCAACTATACCGGGCCTTCAACAAACGACTCCATTTCTAGTGTGACCAACATTAAAGAAATATCCCTGGATGGAACTCCTTTGCAATCCTGTCTTGTTCAGTCGGTTTCTATTGAGGTAAACAACAACGTAGCAGGGAATACCGGTATTGGTGTTTTTGGAGCATGTAGAACGTCCCCTCACAAGTTTGAAGTGACTGGAGCATTGACGATGTATTTTAATAGTTCTGAAATGTACAAAAAATTGCTTGAGGGAACAGAATTTTCTTTTGCAATTACCTTCCAAGACAATGACAAAAACGAGTATCATATTCGTATGCCTCGTTGTAAAATGAGTGAAGATGTAATTAACGTTGAAAGCGGTGATGATGAAGTTTTGGATAATGCTACATATTCAGCATTAGCCGATCAAGAGACAGAAGCGCAGTTGATCGTTTATAAATTTAAAGCATAACAGGAGAATAACAGGTATGGATTTAAACATTTATAAGACAGACAGAAAAAAAGAGGTTGATGGAGTTTGGCAAAAAATAGGCGATGCTGATATAAAGGTTGCAAGGGCCAATAACCCAAAATACAAAACGGCTCTTAATAAATATTTACGGAAGTATGTCCCTCCTGGTGCCAAAACGGAAGATTCTGAAGTGTTTATTGAAAAGGCAACTATAGAGGCAATGGCTGAATCAATTCTCGTTGACTGGAAAAATATAGCTATTGATGGTGAAATTCTTGAGCCGAGCAAGGAAAATGCAGTTCGGATCTTGACTGAGTTTCCAGATTTTCGAGAAATAGTTTCATCGTTTGCTATTGACCGCAATTGTTATACTCCTGATGAGATAGCAAAAAAGTAGTTTCGCACATATTATGGACCAAGGAACATGGTAGCAAATTAAGCTGGTATTTTCGTTTAAAACAACAGGGAGTTAAGGTAAATGCTCTTGATCGCAGACCGGAATTAACCGCTGTTGAAGGATATTATTTAGAACTTTTTTCATTTAGCAAGGGAGACGTTCAAAATTTAATCTCCCTTGCTCCTTTGTATGGTATGTGCGACGATGAATTATACGAGGCTATTCAGATATTTACTTTAATTAGTAACGGAGTTTCAAAAAATGCCAACAATAGTCCTAAACCTGGACAGCCGAGGGGCCACAAAAGGGCTTCAAGAATATCAAAGGGAGGCCGCAAAAGCAGCCAAATCCACAGACGACCTCACAAATAAGCAAAGCAGTTTTGACAAAATGAGGTCTGGAATAAACAGTGTCTCTTCTGTGATGATGCAATTTGCAGCAGTCACAGCGGCGGCGGCTGCTGCGTTCAGTGCTTTTGCAGTGAAAGCCGCTTCTGACCTTGAAGAGGTACAAAGTAAATTCGATGTTGTGTTCAAAGATATGTCTGAGAGCGCGACGGCATGGGCCAAAACATTGCAAGTCTCGTATGGTATGTCCGAGACTGAATCTAAAAAGTTTCTCTCTTCAATTCAGGATTTACTTGTTCCCATGGGAATGAACTCCCAGGCGGCGGCAAGCCTTTCTTTTGAGATTGTCAAGCTATCAACCGATCTCGGATCTTTCAACAACCTTCCGACGGCAAAGGTTATGGAAGATATTCAATCGGCACTGGTTGGCAACTATGAGACAATGAAAAAATATGGTGTCGTTCTCAACGCGACAACTGTTCAACAAAAAGCTCTTGAAATGGGCCTTGCCGCCAGCAAAGAGGAACTGACGGCAAGTCAAAAAGCACTGGCGGCATATACCATCATGGCTGAAGATAGTTCGGCAGCAATTGGTGACTTTAATCGAACACAAGAGGGTTTTGCAAACCAAATGAAAATTGCAAAATCAACCGTCAATGATCTTATAACTTCTCTTGGGGAATTTCTTCTTCCGATAGCGACAGACCTTGTTTCAACCTTTAACGATTGGATGAGAACGCAGGGCGGCTTCAATAAAGTTCTCGGAACATCTGTTGAAATTGTTCGATTCCTATACAATGGGTTCATGGGGTTGGTTCTGGCTGCCAAGGGTTTGACTTCTGCTTTCGGCATTGCTTTTGATATGATTGTCGATGGCCTCACAGGAGTGTTGCTTCCTCTTGACCTTTTATTGTCCGGGTTTGAAAAACTTGGATGGATAGCAAGCAACCCTCTTCAAGAATTGACTAAATTTACCGAAGATTTCAAGAATGCCCAAACCGAAGCCTTCACCTCAACGTGGAATAATGTTGCGGCCGTCAATAATCAGTTTGACGCTATGAAGCTGAAACTTGATGAAAGTAAATACAAGACTGTTGATCTCGGAAAGACCTCTCAAATGTCGATGGAAGAGATTAAAAAATCTGTTGCCGGGGCCACAAACGAAACTTCAAAGTTTGGGAAGGTAACAGCGCAGGCCAACCAAGCGGCGGCGCAAACTGCTTCCCAGGTTTCAATTGAAATGGATAATGTAGGAAAAGCTGTTCAGACAGTGGCAGTTCCAGCACAGCAAGAACTAAATGCCGAATTTGATAACACAATAAAGACCGCTGAAAACCTATCTACTTCCATTGATACCATTGGAGAATCGGCAATATATGGATCTGAGACAGTTGACCAGTTGACGGCTTCTACGCAAAACTTGACTTCTGTTACTGATGAGCTTGCACAATCAACAGCGGAACTCGGGGTGATTGCGAAAGAGGTATACAACATGAATGTTCAATCATTGGGTGGCGGTGGTGTTGCTCCTGGCGTATATTCCCCTCTTGGCTATGGGTATCAGTACCTCGCTCTCTATGTGGCCTCTATGTGGCCTACGTATGATTTTCCTGAGTGGCATGACGATTATTCAAATGTTCCACCCCCTCCCACGTCGGCCAATCCATATAATCCTCAATCTCCCTATGATCCATATAATTCAGGATCAAGCGGATCTTCTGTAAATGTGAATGTAAATCAAACTTTGTCCCGTTCTGATGTGGTGGCGATAGTTTCAGAAATGCAACGTATAGAGGCAAGGCAATGAAATTTCAGCTTGGATCAGATTCAATAGAGATACCAACACCGGCAAATTATCCAGGCGGTCGAACAAATGAAATAATTCAGGTGTCGGAACGTTCGGCCGCTGGCGTAACCCATGTCGAAACCTATGAATTGAAGTTGAAAAGTTATGAGTTTTCCTATTCAGAACTCCCTACCGATCAATATTCAGACTTGATAAATTGGTTCAATGATATTGCCATGGGAATGCAAAATATCTTCACTGTTATTGATGATCTTGGAGAAACTTATGAGGCACGATTTACGACTTCAATATTGAAATTTCAGATAACAGGTTTTGAACAATGGGGTGGTAGTTTTACTCTTGAAGAGGAAAGATAATGCTTACTGATTTACCTGAAAAATTTCTTGAACAAACGAAAGGATTATCAAGAACCCCTATCACTCTTTGTCACTTCATTTTTCCGAACAACACCTTTTATCTTTCTGATACTCATATCGGAAAAGATGATGGACTTCCAAATGACTATTTACCTTTGATAGAGGATTGGGGACAAGTAAAAGATTCAGTTCGACCGAGAAGTATTTTCGAAGGCGATTCTCTTGGAGCAAAGAGCGGAACACTTACTATCATAAACGCTTATGGTGCAAGTTCCATTGCCGATGTTTTAAGAAGATACGGAATTGAGAACACCCTGGTTGAAATATACCAATGGTTCAAAACTGATTTTGCAAATTATATTGATCCGGTCTTGATAGACTCTTTCATTGTTCGTGATCCAATCGTTTTGGATCAAAAAAGTATGCTTGTCACATTGGATATTATATCTCCTATAATGAGATCAAATGCATATCTGTGGGGCAAAGAAGAGGACAAGGGAACCCGTTATCCGTATGTTGTTGGTAAGGCAACCGGTGTTCCTATGATTGATCTTGAAACCGCTCCTGTAACTGTTTTGACTGAAGATGTTCTTTTCGATGATCTTGGACCAATTTACGTTGAAAATGCTCTTGAATTTCCAGAAACAGGAACTATCACGATTGATTCGGAATACCTCACCTATGATAGCAGAACGAACCTTTCTTTTAATATCACAGAGAGAGGGGCGGGTGGTACTGAGAAAAGGCCGCATATTAGAGGGGCAAGACTATTTCCAAAAGATTCGATCTTTGAGTTTGCTGTTTGTCGTGGTCCTATTCAGGAAATATCTGAAATGCGCGGGGATGATAAAGTTTACGTCCACCCTGTTGAGATGTTTCCAGGTCAAGATCCGGTAATCGTTAAGTTTCATGGTTGGCCACCATACCATACTTCGGCTCCGGGTGATCCAGGGCCCCCGATTCCAGGCGAACCAACAGATTCAACACAGTATGGAACTCTTACGGAGTCATTTTACGGTGGGGGTGCTGGTGGATACCCGACAGGGGCAGATAATATTAATATACCGACTGGCGCGGCAAGAATGGAGATTGTAAGCGTTGTCGATTCAAGGGTTCCGGTAAATTTCACGAAGACTTCTGGAACTGGCGGGTCAATACCGCCAGATCCATTGATGCATGTAACAGCAAATTCAGACTTCTTGCATGGGTATGGAGTCTCTGAAAGTGGAATGTCTCCGAACGACGGGAACCTTGCTCAATGTTGGATTAATTTCGATGTTCCTTACAGTAATTTTGAAGTTGATTATATTCGAGTAAATGTTGATGGTGTTTCTAGTGCATGTAGCACTGCTGGAACTGAAGGGTCCGTTGATATTGTTGCACAAGGGCTTGATTCGTATGAGCCATGGTACGTTTATATGGGTGGAAGTGGTTGTACCAATTATCCATATCAGTTTCAATTAAGCTCGTATTATGATTCGCATCCAATAAACAATGTTCAGGTTAGATTAAACGTTCGTGCTGATTGGGCATATACCGGGATATGGGGGCCGAGCGGGTCTTCCGGTATGCAATTATATAATTTTAATGTTTATGTTGAAGGAACAGTTCCTTTTGATGGTACGGTTCCGAAGCCGTTTCAAGAGCTTGATTCTCATTTTAATAGAGATTTAACAGATATGGGGACACTAAACAGTGTTGTCTGTTTGGTAAAGTTCAGTCTGCAAGTTTCTAATGCAACGGTTGAAACAAAGATTGTTTACCGGGGAACCCCATATACAGTTGATAATCGAACATTATGGAATGAGACTAATCAGCATGATGTCTTTGTTCGAGAAATTGAAGTTGGAGTATCGGCAAGAGATTGGGATCAGTTAAAAGATACAAGAGTTGGAATTGTTAATGAGTTTAAAGGAACTGAACTAGGAACAAGGTCATTCACTTGTATCTTTGAGTCGGTGACCTGGATTATAAACTATACCCCTGATGATATTCAGACACCGAACGAACAGAGGCTTCTTTATGTAACTGATATGGTCGCCGATGTTGTTTCAGTTGAGGGCGAAGATTTAACTCCTCCTGAAGTAGTCCGCAATTTAATTAAGACATACACTGAAGAGTCAAGTAGAATAGACAATGCTGTTTTTGATGATTACAGGCAAAAGTATATTGACAGTGCTTATTTCTTGAATGGAATAATTCCAGGTGATTACAGATTTCAAGATGCTTTAAAAATGGTTCTTCACGAAGGGGCCATGCAGTTGAAGTTCAATCAAGGAAAAATCAGAATGATTTCTTTTCATGATTCTGATTTGAAAGTGACTGATTACACTGTAGACCCTTTTGAAGTTGTAGCAAGATCCTTTGTCCAGCGTCAAGAGCCTACTGAGTATATGGCAAATGAAATCACAATAACCTTTGACAAACAATACTTTGACAATAGCTATTTAGAGCAAATAACGGTTACAAATGAGGATTCAATAGCTCGTTTCGGTTACATGGAAAAGAGATTTAACTATGATTTAATCCATGACTATGAAACCGCTCAACACATTGTTGATTACCTTCTTGATGAATATTCTAACCCGATTTCAATATTGACTTTTGAAATGTTTTTTTCAGCGTATCAGCTTGAAAAGGGAGATGTTATTTTTATTTCTGAAGGGTATTCAGGCGAAGGAGTTATCGGTCAAATATTCAATGTTACAAGAACTTATGGAAAGGGAAAAACAGGACAGATAAACAGGTTCCTTGTTGAGTTGACGAAGCCGAACTCTACAATTTTTTCAGTTCATTTTAATCAAAACATTGTTATTGATGATAGCGACTTCTTGATTAAAACTGGTAGATTGTTAATCCATGATTTTGATAATTCTTTGACCGTTGATGATTCTGATATTTATTTCGGTAAAGGAACCAATGTTGTTATAGAACACGAAAGCACATTGCTTATTGATGATTCAGACGCAGATTCAACTTTACCAATTTACAAAGATCCTTTTGAAAATCTTGTTCTTGATGATTCAGATATTGAATTTATAATTACTTCAGGTTACGGGGCAGGCCCATACGGAGATACACCTTACGGAGATTAGAAAATGAAAGACAAATTGAAATTAGTTGGTGAAGTAGAGATAATTGTTCAACGAGAAGGGTACAGAAAGATAGTAAAAAAGAAGAACCTTTTTGTTGATGTTGGTTTATCTCTTTTGGCTGAATTGCTTGCTAATAACGGGCTGACAAATGCTTTTGGTTATATTGCCCTTGGGAATGGGACAACTGCCCCGGCAAACACTGATACCGCCCTTGAAAATGAACTGATTAGAACATCTGCGAATGTCACTCACTTGACGGGGGCTGAAACAAATAAGACACAGTTTGAAGCTAATTGGGATATGGGGGCAGCCGAAGGAGTTTATACTGAAGCTGGTATTTTCAATCTTGATGCTGATGGTGATATGCTGAACAGAATAACTTTTGCAGAATTGACAGTGACCGATACCGATACCCTTCTTGTTCGATGGAAAATAGTTTTTCAAAACGTATAAGGTGATGAAATGGGAAACAGAGTAATTACAAATAATGGTTATTTTGAAAAACCAGATTATCAACAAACAAGATGGGATATTCCGACCAATGCGAATTGGGATGAAGCAGACAGCCAGCTTATTGTAAGGCCGACAAACAACCTTATTTATAATCCCCTGTTTGAGGTTAATCAGAGGGGCATCACAACCAAAAATGACAACGGTTACTTTATCGACAGATGGAGACAAGAGCATTATGGCGGTGTTTCTTTGACCACAACACTGGAAGACAAAATGGTCGGCCAAGAATTACCGCCTACAAAAACAGGAAAACTTCTGAGGGTTCAAACCGATGCATCTTCAGGTGCAAGTGGTGATTATGGAATTATTGAGCAAAGAATACCTGATTTATGGAAGTTTCAAAGAAGGGACGTAACGTTTTCATTTTGGGCTTTAGCCAATGGTTCCGACCAGGATATCAGAGTATCTTTTGCTTATTTTGATGGAAGCTCTGTTGATTGGGGCAGCGAAATAGTTCAAGTTTTCACCATTTCAAGTTCCAGTTATCAGAAGTATTCAGTGTCTTTTTCTCTTGCTGATATTGTAGGATACACTCTTGCTCCTGGACATCATTT